TGGGCTTATGTTAGAGAGACTAAAAAGGGTAAACAAGTTGTGGATCACTCTGAAGACTTTGTAAAAGCTGAGAACTTTGAAGATTTAGAACTTGCAACATATGCTTATAATTTGGCATTCAGGCAGGCAGATAAACAACATGAGTTAGTACCTAAAGGTTATTTAATAGAGAGCTTAGTATTTACTAAAGAGAAAATGGGAAAAATGAAAATACCAAAAGGTATAATACCTGAATCGGTTTGGATGGGATTCTTCTTTCCTGATGATAATGATTATGAAGAAATCAAGAAAATGGATCATCCTATGTTTTCTCTATATGGTAGTGTTACTAGAGAGTTTGTAGAGGAGGTGTAAAGATGCCATTTAGTTTAAAAAATTTTTTTGTAAAATTTGTTTCGGTGGTTGAAAAGGGGGATAATCCTGGAGCCGATGTTGTTATGTTTAAAAATAAAAAGAAAGAAGGAGGTGGAGGAATGAAAACATTTGAAGAATTAATTAAAGAACTTTCTGATGAAGATGTAAAGATAGTAGAGAAGGAAATAGAAGATAAGGATACTAAATTTAAAGACTTAGAGAAAATAAAGAAAGACTTAGAAAAAACCAATAAAGACTTAGAAAAAAATCAGAAAGAGCCTGATGTTAAGAAAGAAGAGAAAAAAGACAAAGACCTTTTAAAGTCTGCTGATCCTGAAATAAAAGAAATGATTAAAAAACTTGAAAAAGACGTAAAGGATAATAAAGAAGAGGCAGATAAACTGAAGAAAGAAAATGAGGAAAAAGAGAAGGAATTAAGGAAAGAGGCTCTGTCTAAAGAAGCAGATAAATTCGGAAATATTGGTGCAACAAAAGAAGATTTAGTCGAAATCTTTACCAAGGTTGCCGAAACTGGTGATAAGGAATTAATGGAGAAAATTAAGGCAGTTCTTTCAGCAGATAATACTGCATTAGAAGGAAATGCTCTGATAAAATCTGTTGGTTCTGATAAAGATCCAGAGGATAAAACTGCTGTTGAGGAAATTGCAGAAAAAGCTCAAGAACTTATGAAGTCAGATAAGAAATTAACAAAGGAACAAGCTAAAGCAAAGGTTATGAAAGATGATCCTAAGCTTTACAAGAAATATTTAGAAGAATAAAGGAGGTGTTAAGAAATGACACATGGATATGAAGCTGATTTAGTATGTCAGGGATTTCTCACAAATATTAATTTGGAAGATTATCAGTATCGTGCTGTATTAATGAATTCCGATGAGAATATAGTCCTTGCATCAGATGAAGATTTAATGCTAGGTGTGTTGCAAGATAATCCAGATGCATCAGAAGTAGAAAAAACTTGTAGAGTGGCTCTTAGAGGTATAAGTATGGCTATTGGTAGTGCTGAAATTGAAGAAGGAGCAGATGTTCAAGTTACTGATGATGGCAAGTTTAAAACATACTCTAGCGGTGCCTATGCAGGCATAGCTGTTACTCCATGCGGTGGTAATGGGCAACGGTTTAGTTTAGAAATTAATAGAGTACCATCATAAAATTAATTAGAAAGGAGATGAAAAATAATGGGTAATCCTAAATACGGTGATATACATGTAGACGAAATGCTCACAAATATGAGTGTAGCCTACATTCAAGATGAATCAGCATTTATTGCTGGTCGAGTCTTTCCGATTATTCCTGTTAAGAGACAATCGGATAGATACTTTACATATTTAAAGGAAGATGCGTTTAGAGATGAAGCAGCAGAAAGGGTTTATGGAGCCGAATCTAAAGGTGGTGGATATGATGTGGATAACACACCTACCTACTTCTGTAAGATTTATGCATATCATAAGGATGTATTTCCTACTGATAGAGCAAACTCTAATGATCCTTTAATGCCTGATATTGATGCTGCTGAATATGTAACTCAGAAATTAATGTTAAAGAGGGAGGTTGATTTCAATACTAGATTTTTAGCTAGTGGTATTTGGCTAACTGAATATGACGGAGCTGCTGCTGCTGGTGCAACTGATAGAGTATTTTGGAATAAAACAACTTCTACACCTCTTGAAGATATTGGAAATGCTCAAGTTGCGGTTCAGGCAATAACTTCAAAGAAACCTAACACATTGGTTATTGGTCCATATGTTTATATGGCATTAAGAAACAATACTGAAGTAAGGGATCTTTTAAGGTATACTATGGGACCTAGAGTTCCTACAACTGAACTTTTAGCACAGATTTTCGATGTTGAGAGAGTTCTCGTTGGTAATGCAGTAAAGAATGCTGCTGCAAAGGGTGCTGATGAAGATACTGACTTTATACTTGGAAAACATGCATTGTTATGTTACACAGAGAATGCACCTGGAATAAAGAAAGTTTCAGCAGGTTATATCTTTGCATGGACTGGATTAGAGGGCGCAGGAGCCTTTGGTAACAGACTTTATAGAATCCCTATGGATCTGTTAGGTCTGGGTACTATAAGAATTGAAGGCGAAATGGCTTATACTACTGAAGTAGTTTCAACAAGCCTTGGCGTGTTCTTTAATGACATAGTTGAGTAATAGTCCAATAAAAATAAATGTTCAGTAATAATGAACAATAAAAAGGAGTGAACAAGAATGGCTTTCACATGGTCAGGAGACCCAAAGGCAAGTGATCTTGAAGCTATACGTTGGGAGATACATGACATTGATAGCACCGATGCTAAATTTCAGGATGCTGAAATAGAGTATGCTCTTGCTCAAGAACATTCTGTTTTTAATGCAGCAGCAAGATTGTGCGAACAACTTCAAGTTAGATATTGCGGAGCTGCAAGTAGAACTATAGGTCCTTTGAAGGTTGATATGAACACATTAGCTAGTTTATATGCAGCAAAAGCAAGAAAACTTAGAAAGCGTGCTGTAGCTTTTGCTACACCATATGTTGGTGGATATTCTGATGCAAAGAAAGATACATTTGAGGATGATACGGACTTGATACAACCAGCCTTTGAAAAAGGTATACATGATAATGAATAAAATTAAGTAGTAGGTGATATTATGACTACAACTATATCATATTTTAGAGAATGGTTAAAAAATCAATCTGTTCTTTATGGTAAAAAGATTTCTGTGGATGGAGTAGGAAAGATTACATATGAAAGTGATGTGGAATTAGATTGCTATATCCATGGAAATCTTACAAAAGTTATAAATGATAGAGGTGAAGAAGTAGTATCAAGTGAACAAATATATCTTGATGGTGAAGATGCAGTTGTTGCAGCAATTAATTTTGGAGATAGATTCAAAATAGGAGAAAATTATAGACCTATAAAATCTATTGCTAAATTCTATAATGAAGATGGAATATTAGACTTGGTGGTGATTTATCTATAATGGCAAAAGGACTTATGAGTATAAAATTTAGTGAGCAATCATTTGCAAAGCTTAAGGCTAATTTAGCTAGATTAGATATAAGTGCAAAGTATGGAGCTAAAAGAGCTTTAAAAACTATTGCTACAAATGTTATGGCTCAAAGTGAATCTGAATGTCCTAGAGATACTGAAACACTTGTTAGTACTGCTTATATTGAGGAACCAGTTGTTGAGGGACAAATTGTTTCGATTAAAGTAGGATATGCCTCTCCAACAACTAATAAAATGAATCCTGTTCCAGATAGAACAGGTAGAATGAAAATGGCAAGTGAATATGCTTTGATAGTTCATGAAACTCCTGGGACACCACCTGGAGGTGGAAATTACCATCCTTATGGAAAATGGAAATATCTTGAGGATCCAGTAAGAGCACATCAAGGTGCATTTTTTGCTGCTTTTGCTAGGGAAATGAAAGTAGTATTAGCTAGAGGGGTGAAATCAAGATAATGGCTGATTTACTTTTAGATATGGTCAATTATGCAATTGCACAAGATGTGGTTACTGGTGATGGAGTTGATATATTTAGAGATTTTATGCCAGACGGACCAGATAATTGTGTTGCACTTATTGAGTACTCTGGAGAAGTGGCATTTATTAATAATATGTTAAATAGATCAATTCAGGTTAGAATTAGAAATACTGATTATGTCAATTGTAAAGTTAAAGCTATAGCAATGTATGATATTTTATATCAACCAGAAAGTGAAATTAGAATTGTAGATTTTACAGCAACACGTTGGGGTATAGTAAAAGCTAGAGAATATCCTTATTTACTTAATAGAGATGAAAGAGATAGATATATTTTTACGTTTAGATTAGGAATTGTCACAATTGGTGACTAAAATTATTTATAGAAAGGAGGGAAAAAAGTATGGCATATAACGGAACTAAAGTAGGTCTTAAAATGTTACATTATGCGTTGCTTGTAAGTGATGCATCAGATGGTGCTACTTATGGAACACCAGTAGAGATGGTAGGAGCTATTACAGCTAATATTAATCCTAATTCATCTAGCGGTACATTATTTGCTGATGATGGTCCTATGACTACTATGGCTCAACTTGGAATGATTGAAATTGAACTTAATCTTGCGGATATTCCACTTTCAGTTCAAGCTATTCTCCTTGGTTCAGATACACCAACTGGAGGAGTATTACTTTCTAAGGCTACAGATGTACCACCTTGGATTGCTATAGGATTTAAATCAATAAAATCAAATGGTAGTTATAGATATGTATGGTTAGTTAAAGGTAAGTTCAGAGAACCAGAAGATAATTCAGAAACCAAAGATGATTCAGTTGATTTTCAAACACCAACTATTGTAGGTCAGTTTGTAAAACGTGACTATGATGAGGTTTGGAAAAAGAAAGCAGATGAAGATGAAGGTTATGATGATACTGGTGATTTATGGTTCACTGATGGACCAGATGCACCATAAAAATAATTAAAAAATAAGGAGGTCAATAAAATGAGTAAAGCTAAAAATGTTAGAGTAAAACCTGTAAAACTTATGATAGATAATGA